CGTTTTGACGATGAGGTTTGGAACAACTACCATCTAAATAAACTGCTTGTTTACCAAAATGTTGATAAATAGTTTGTAAAGTATCCGTGAAATTAGTAAAGATTATAACTTTCTTACCTTGTTCAATAATGTTCTCCGCAAATTCAATCGTTTGTTTTGTTTTTTCATTTGCAATAACCTTTCTTACTTTCATTAATTTTGAAAACTGAACGGTAAGAGAGGACGACTCATCCTTTTTGTTATCAAACCAATCATAATACTCGCCCATCAGTTCTTCATACTCTTTTGATTTCAAACGAAGATATACAGGAGAAATAATTTTATCGGGAAGATCTAACACATCTTCTTTTAACCTACGAAGTATCTGTTTAGAAGTTCTATCTCTTAACTCTTCCAAATTAGAAGCCCCCGTTACGTTCCAAACTTTTCTTCTACCCGCCATAAATTGGTAACCCTGACAATAACGAATAGCGTAAGCCATCCAATTTTGTGCAACAGGTGATTCAATAATATTCAGTAAGTTATAGTAGTTCATTGGACGAGAAGTCATTGGAGTTCCCGTTAATAACCAAACTCTTTTAATATCCTTAACAAAATGATTTATGATTTTTGTTCGTTGAGCTTGGGGGTTTGAAATCATATGTGCCTCATCTAAAATAACAAGATCAAAGTTTGATTGATTTAATATTGATCCATTTTTCTTTTTTGGGTCAGTATCGTGGAAATTTTTTAGGATATCATAATTAACGATAACAAAATCAGATTCAGTTGAAAATTTCTTTCCTTCTGCAATATAAACAGGTCTATCTGAATAATTTTCAATTTCACGTTGCCAGTTAATCTTTAATGATGCAGGACAAATAATTAATATTTTCTTTGATCTTGTCTCTAAAGCGGCAATGATTGTTGCAGTGGTTTTTCCAAGACCCATATCATCAGCAAGAATGAATCGTCTTGATCCTGCCAACTTTTCTACCGCTTCTTTTTGATGTTCCAATGGAGGTCGGTGATTATATTTAGAATAATCAACATCAACTTTCTCAACATTGTGAGTTTTAATTAATGAAGATTTAGGAACCCAAAATTCTGTTAAAGGATCCTTTTCAAAGAACTTACCCCAAATATGATATGATTTTTCTTTCTCAACTAATAATTTCTCAATGTAAATTTTTTCAGGAGTTTCCATCAAATATCTTTCTTCGGCAAACTTCTTTGCGAAATATGTATCAAGATCAACCCACTTACGAGCAACCTTAGGAACCGTATCAAAATAATTTATAATGTAATCTGATTGAGTTCTTGTTGGGTAAAACTTTTTACTAGTTTCTTTTTTTGTTTTTAGATACAATATATGATTATTGGCACCCGAATACGAGTCCAATAAGGACAAAGCTTTATGCTCTATTAGTGATGGGGCAACTTCCAAAATTTTGTTTTTTATAAAAATAACAATAAAAAAGATATTTATCAATAAATACGACAAAATGGCGAATAGAGTTCCTATAACAAGACTAGGTAAATTTTTTGGTGATAACGATTTTAACCTTGAGGTTGAGATGGGTCAAGAGTGGTTGGTTGGTGATATGAATTTCACTTGTGTACTTTATAGAGTTGATAAAGTAAAAACCAAAATTGATGATGTGTATGGTGAAACAGTTAAGGACGGTGTTAAATTTTTACCCCCTGTTGAGTTCAACGCATATATTGCAATTGCTGCACCTGATAATAAATTCTTAGGTTCCACAAAAATGGATCAACTTGAGCCTGGTAATATTACAATGTCGGTTTATTTAAAAACGTTAGAAGATTTAGAAATTGATATTCAGTTTGGTGATTACGTTGGGTATTATGATACGGAAAATTTTGTGAGATACTATACCGTTGTTAATGATGGTCGTGTCACTTCAGATATAAAACATACTTATAAAGGATATAAACCTTTTTATAGGACAATAATTGCATCCGCTGTCGGACCAAACGAATTTAGAGGATTATGAAAATAATAGCTGATGAAAAAAAAGAGTTGTTAAAAAATAAAATTAACAATTTAATTGGTAAAAAAGTAATGTGTTATTATGACTTACATAGACACACATTTTCGGTGACTTATAATGGACTTGTTATGTTAAAGGCTGACTATTTAAAATTAAATGATGTTGAGTTTAGAGTAAGACAAGGTGGAAAACAAAAAGTAAGAGACGAAAAAAGAAAAAATGTTCACGCATTTGTTATTGGTAATTTAGATGATTATTGTGAATTTCCTTGTGGGAATATTCCCGTACCTGAATCAAATGATGTGGTTACATACAATCCTTACAAATATGATTCTTTTGTTAATAAAACAACGGAAGAACCAATTTATAAGTCAAATGAAATTGAAATGATTAACATTAAAGATAAAATATTTTTAATAAACTAATATGGGGTTACCTAAAAAAATAAAAAAAGACATATCATTAATACCTAAGAAGACACTTCTTCCTAGGCGACATGAGATTGCCGATATGATTTCGGAAGATGGTACTTATTTACCTAAAAGTTTATTACACGCCGATTTAGATAGAGGGTTTTTAGATTTTGTTAAAGACGGACTTAAAACCGTAGTTGAAGGAAAAACGGTACCAATGGTGGATGTTTTAATAACAACACAAAATTGGGCTCAATTTGTTGAGACATGGGACTTTGAAAATATTGATAAGAATGTTGAACCACCATTCATTACGGTGATCAGAACACCTGAAGTTAAATATGGTAATAACCCTTCGGTTATGTATAATATTCCAAACAGAAGAGTATATTACTATGCTAAAGTACCAACTTGGGATGGACAACGTCATGGAATGGATATTTACAAGATACCACAACCTGTTCCTGTTGATATAAAATACACCGTTGTAATTGTTTGTAATAGAATGAGAGAATTAAATAAATTCAATCAAATTGTATTAGAAAAATTTTCATCAAGACAATCTTATCAAACTATTAAAGGACATTATATCCCAATTGTAAATGATGATGTTATTGATGAATCAATTTTGGATTTGGAAAAGAGAAAAGTATACATTCAAAAATATACTTTCACAATGATGGGATTCTTAATTGATGAAGATCAATTTGAGGTACAACCCGCAGTTACAAGAATATTCCAAATATACGAAACTGAAAGTAAAATTAAAAAAAGAAAACCTAAAAAAGAAGTCCCTAATTCACCCCAAACCGCAACCTTTGTGTATTCAGATATTGACACAGAAAAGGAGGAAACTTTTCATTATACCGTAAATATGCGTTTTATGGATAGTGAAAACGTAGATTCATATTCTGTTTTCATTAATGGTGATTATTATGGTGATGATGTAGCTGTGATATTAGTTAATAATGGGGATGTAATTAAAATAACAATTATTAAAGATAACCCTTCTGAACAATCTTCAATAGTATTTAATGAAGAGTTACTTTAATCCTCTCCGTAGATATCTTTTTTTTCTTTACATTTTTCAAAAATAAGGTTCTCCAAAAACCTATACATTTTAATACCACGTTTATTGCAATACTTCTTTAGGGTCTCGTGTGATTCAACCGAAATCTTTAGGTTTTTTATCTTCTTAGTATCTTTATCCATAGGGCAGAAAAAAGGCAGAATAAAATCTTACCAAAATATAAATACTTTCTAATAAGTAAAGTTTTTCGTCAAATTATCAATATTTATATAATAAATAAAATTAAAACCAAAAATAAACTAAATTATGGCAACTAACGGTAAAGTATTCGTATCACCTGGTGTTTATACTTCTGAAGTGGATTTAAGTTTTGTGGCACAAAGTGTGGGAGTTACCACATTGGGTATTGCAGGTGAAACTTTAAGGGGTCCGGCTTTTGAACCGATATTCATCAAAAACTATGACGAATTTCAAACTTACTTCGGAGGAACCTCCGCAGAAAAATTCATAAACACACAAATTCCTAAGTATGAGGCTGCTTACATAGCAAAAGCATATTTACAACAATCTAATCAATTATTTGTAACAAGAGTTTTAGGACTTTCCGGTTATGATGCAGGACCATCTTGGTCTATTATAACTCAAGCAAATGTTGATCCAACTACTATTGGTTTTTATTGTGAAACACCACAAATAGTTGATTGTTTACCTTATTGTGATCCTGCAGATTATAAGATTGTACCTTATACTGTAGAATTTACGGGGTGTTCAAACTCACAAGGAACAATTACTTATACAACTTTATTCCCTATTGAGATTGAAAATATCTTAACTACTCAGTTTGAACAATTCAATGGAGATGTGTCAACACTACAAACTCAAATCAATACTATGATTTTTGATGTACTTACCGATGCTAACCCATTTACTGCACAAACTAACACAATTGATTATTTTGGAACAATTTATGGTCCTGATTATGATTTGTTGTCACCTATATTTACAAATGAAACTAATATTTATGGTGTTCCTTCAGTATCAAGTACTGAAACTAATTATGAATCACCATTTAACGATCCTTGGTATTATTCATTATTTACAAATAATGGTAATAATAGTTATTCAGGATTCTCTTTCTTTGCATTTGTTGATGATTTGGCTTTAATACCGGTAACTACAACAACAACAGTTCCATTTACACCGACACCAACACCGTCGGCAGTTAATCCATGTGCTACGGCAACCCCAGCATCATCACCGACACCAACACCAACTGCAGTTAATACTAATTGTTATACAGGTACAATTAATGGATCGGTTTATTATTATACAGGTACATCATACACTAACTTTGATAATTTAGTTGTTGGTACATTAAGATCAAGAGGTATTGCAACATACGCAGATTCAACAAACCCATTGTTTGAAGTAACAAATATTAATAATGTAAATTTAAATATGTCAGGACAATATTTAGGTGTTCTTAAAAATCCATATTTACCATTCGTTGTTAATGTAACAAATGATGATGGAACTTCATTTACATTTGAAACGTCATTTGCAACTTCAGATTCTCAGTATATTTCTAAAGTATTTGGGGCAACTAACTTCCAAAAACCAAGAAAGAACGTTCCTTTATTTTTAGAGGAAAGATTCCAAGCGTTATTAAACTACGGATGGAACAAAGGTTTCATTAGAGGTTTGAGTCCGGAGTTAATTGCATTAGATTCAGCACAAAGTGGACAACAAGATAGTATTGGATGGTATTTAGATAGATATCAATCACCAAGTACCCCTTGGATTGTATCTGAATTAAGAGGTACTAAAGTATTTAACTTGTTCAAGTTCTACTCAATTTCTGATGGTAACTCAGCAAACTCTGAAGTTAAAGTTTCAATTATCAATATGTCATTCTCCAATGGAACGTTTGATGTAATTGTAAGAGATTTCTACGATTCAGATGCTAACCCTACAGTTTTAGAGAAATTTACAAATTGTAGTATGGATTTAAATCAAAATAATTTCATCGGTAAAAAAATAGGTTCATTAGACGGAGAATATGCGTTGAACTCTAAATATATAATGGTTGAAATGAATGAGGACGCACCTGTTGATTCATTACCTTGTGGTTTTGATGGTTATACCTTCAGAGAATATGATGGTGTAACACCTCCATTCCCTGTATATAAAACTAAATATGATTTCCCAGGTGAAATTATTTATAATCCACCTTTTGGTTTTACAAATGGTAACGATGATTCAATCAGATCAAATGGTGATAACGTTAGAAGAACTTATTTAGGTTTCTCTAATAACATCGGATTTGATACAGACTTCTTCCAATACAAAGGAAAAAGAGCTCCACTTGATTTATGTAATGTTGATGGAGTTGAGTGGTCATACCAAACAAAAGGATTCCACATGGATAAAGATGCTAGTGTTATTGTGATAGGACCAGCGTTTGCAACAAGTGGAACACCTAAATACTATGTTGGTGATGCTACATTCCAACAAGAACCTACAAACGAAACAAGTCCATATTATAGAATTTTCTCAAGAAAATTTACAACAATGTTCTATGGTGGTTTTGACGGATGGGATATTTATCGTGAACATAGAACAAATTCAGACAGATTTCTACTTGGTAGAAATGGATTCTTGAACGGAGCTTGTCCTTCACCAAGATATCCATTAGCAACAGGATGGGGAGCATTTAAACAAATCTCTATCGGTGATGGAACACAAAGTTTTGCAAATACCGACTACTATGCTTATTTATTAGGAATCCAAACATTCTCTAATCCTGAGTCAGTTAACATCAATGTATTTGTAACCCCAGGTATTGACTACGTAAACAATAGTGACTTAGTTGAGGCTACAATCGATATGATTGAGAACGACAGAGCTGACTCATTGTATATCGCAACAACACCTGACTACAATATGTTCTTACCTTCAACTACAGGTGGTGATGGATTGATCTACCCACAAGAAGCGGTTGACAACTTAGAACAAACAGGAATTGACTCCAACTACACGGCTACTTATTACCCTTGGGTATTAACTCGTGATAGTGTGAACAATACTCAAATCTATATTCCAGCAACGGCTGAGGTAACAAGAAACTTGGCATTAACCGACAACATTGCATTCCCTTGGTTCGCAGCGGCAGGTTACACAAGAGGTATTGTAAACTCAATCAAAGCACGTAAGAAGTTGACTCAAGAAGATAGAGATACTCTTTACCAAGGAAGAATTAACCCAATTGCAACCTTCTCTGATGTTGGTACCGTAATTTGGGGTAATAAAACTCTTCAAGTTAGAGAATCAGCTCTTGATAGAATTAACGTGAGAAGATTATTATTACAAGCTCGTAAATTGATATCTGCAGTTTCTGTGAGATTGTTATTCGATCAAAACGACGAACAAGTAAGACAAGATTTCTTAAATGCTGTTAATCCAATATTAGATGCAATCAGAAGAGATAGAGGTTTATACGACTTTAGAGTTACAGTTTCAAGTGATAGTGAAGACTTAGATAGAAATCAATTGGTAGGTAAAATCTATATCAAACCAACTCGTTCTTTAGAGTTCATAGATATAACATTCTACATTACTCCAACAGGAGCATCGTTTGACAATATCTAATCAGACAAATAAATTAAAGGAAAAGGGGAATTCGTTCCCCTTTTTTTATTTTCCTAATATTTATTAGTGTATGAAAAATTACCATAAAGTTATTGTTAAAGAAATTATCAACGAAATTATTCAGGAAAAACAAACACCGGTAATGAAATATTACGCTTTTGATTGGGATGATAATCTTATGTTTATGCCAACAAAAATATATCTTAAAGATGATAAAGGTAAAAGTGTTGGAATGTCAACTGAAGATTTTGCTGAATATAGAACTGATATTGGTGAAGAACCTTTTGAATATGAGGGACACACCATAGTATCTTTTGATAAAGAACCTTTCAGGGATTTTCGTGTATTGGGGGACAAACTATTTTTAAAAGATGCAATGTCTGCACCAACAGGACCGGCATGGGGTGATTTTGTGGAAGCAATTAATAATGGTTCAATATTTGCTATTGTTACCGCAAGAGGACATACCCCTTCCACGTTAAAAGAGGGGGTTTATAGATTAATTAAACAGAATAAATACGGTTTGGATTCAAATCAGTTAGCGAAAAATCTTTTAAAGTATAGAGATTTGGCGGATGAAGATAAATTATCTAAAGATCAACTAATACGATCTTACTTAGATATGTGTCGTTTTCACCCTGTGTCTTTCGGAGAAGGTTCTGCGACTAACCCTGAACAAGGAAAAATAAATGCAATGGAAGAATTTGTGAGTTATGTAAGAAACCTATCACATTCATTACAACAAAAGGCATTTATGAAAAACAAGATTAGTAACTACTTTACACCATTTATTGGTTTTTCAGATGATGATGTAAGAAATGTAGAAACTATGAAGAAACATTTTGATAAAAAAAAAGATAATATATTAAAGACTTATTTAACCGCAGGAGGAGAAAAGAAATTATATTAACTAGTTTGTCTGGTCTAGTATAAGAATATGTTCAAAAAAAATGTAAGTAAATAGAAAAAATTCATTATCGTGATATTTATAATAAAAAACTAAAATAAACTAAAAACTAAAATAAATAATTATGGCTGATTTGTTAATGAAAATGCCAATTCCTTACGAACCAAAAAGAGACAATCGTTGGATTTTAAGGTTTCCATCATCACTTGGTATTAATGAGTGGTATGTGGAGAGTACTTCAAGACCTAAATTAAAAATCGCTTCAGTTGCGATACCTTTCTTAAATACTGAAACATATGTTGCGGGTAGATTTAACTGGGAAGAAATATCAGTTAAGTTTAGAGATCCAATTGGACCTTCAGCTTCTCAAGCGGTTATGGAATGGATTCGTCTATGTGCAGAGTCTGTAACAGGTCGTATGGGTTATGCCGCAGGATACAAGAAAAATGTGGACTTGGAAATGTTAGACCCAACAGGGGTTGTTGTTGAGAAATGGATTTTAGAAGGGGCTTGGTTAACAGGATATGATGGAGGATCGTTAGATTATTCAAGTGATAAGATTGTGGGAATCACTTCAAGTATTCGTATGGATCGTTGTATATTAGTATACTAAAAAAATTTACTTTTAATATTAACCGTGTACATTTATGATGTATACGGTTTTTTGTGCAAAAATAAATTAAAAAAATATAAAAAAAATGGATCAAGATACGGCTTCTCATGGGCAAATGGATTTTAACTTACCACATGACGTGGTAACACTACCTTCAGGTGGTTTATTCTACAAATCAAAAAAGAAAAGTGTTAAGGTTGGTTACTTAACCGCAAGTGATGAAAATATTTTAGTTAATATTGAATCAAAAAAATCTATTAATGAGGGTGTTGTTTTACCCTTATTAAGAAATAAACTTTATGAAAAGGACTTAAGACCTGAAGAATTAATGGAAAGTGATATTGAAGCAATCCTTTTATTTTTACGTAATACATCATTTGGTCCTGAATATAGAATTACAACTGTTGACCCATCAAACGGTCAAACATTTGAAACATCGGTTATGTTGGATGAGTTAAATTTGACAAGACCAAAAGTACAACCTGATGAGGATGGTACATTTACGGTTAAATTACCAAAATCAAATGCGGACGTTAAACTTAAAATGTTAAGTTTATATGACACCATTGAAATTGCTAAAATAATTGACTCATACCCTGTAGGGTATACCGCACCTACGATAACGACAAGATTAAATAAAACTATTTTGGAATTAAATGGTAGTCCAGATAGAAATGGAATAAGCTTATTTTGTCAAAATATGCCAATTGGTGATTCTAAGTTCATAAGAAATTTCCTTAAAGAAAACGAACCGAGATTGGATCTAAAGAAAACAGTTTACGCCCCATCAGGAGAAAAAGTCGATGTTATCATCAACTTTGGGGTGGAGTTTTTTCGGCCTTTCTTCTAATCACTCAAAATTTTTATTAGACGAATTTTATTACTTGGCAAAATTCTTGAGGATATCATATAATGATTTCTTAAAACTTCCAACATACATTAGAAGATATCTCTTAGATAAGATAGTGGAGGAAAATACACCCAAAACTTAATACTTAAATATTTATTGTAAAAACTAATTATGGCTAGAACATTTGATTTTAAGAATGCAACCAACGAACAGATAGATGCGTATATTCAAAAACTTGTTGATGCCGGTTATAAAGAGGGTAAATCTGATGGTGAAGAAATTAGAGAGGAAAGAGATTATGGAGACAAGGTTGGTAATTTAGGTACAGAAACAAAATATATAACTGATATTACTGACCTTGAAGGGGCACAAAAGGGACTAAATTCTGCTATCAAAGATTTTGGAACTGCTGCAGATCCAGAAAATTTTAAAGGAGCCGATTTTTTAAGAGACGCCTCTCAAGATATGGCAAATTCGTTAGGTCTTGGTCAGGCTAGAATGTCTGAAATGAAAGCAACAATTGCCAATGCATTACCTGAAATGCTCAGACTTGGAATTACACAATCAGAGGCATTAAATACTATGACAGATATACCAGAAAAGCTAGGTATTAACACTTCTTTAGGTAAAGAGGCTCTTGTTGAGATGGCGGCAACCGCTAAAGTAACTGGTGTAAGTGTAGGTAAATTAGCGACAGACTTTAAGGGTGTTGGTATTTCATTATATGATGTTGGTAATAAAATGGCCGAAGTTGCAAATTATGCTAAAAGTGTTGGAGTAAACGTAAAGGCGGTTTCAGGTGAGGTTGTTACTAATTTAAAACAATTAAATTTATTCAATTTTGATACTGGTGTTAAAGGGTTGGCTAAAATGGCGGCACAAGCATCTATGTTAGGTATTGATATGCAGACCACATTTGAATTGGCAGAAGATCTTATGTCACCTGAAAAGGCAATTGATTTATCGTCAGCACTACAACGTTTAGGTGTTTCAAGTAGTGCATTATTAGACCCATTAAAGGCGATGGATTTAGCTCAAAATGATCCTGAAGCTTTACAAAAAGAAATAATCAACGTCTCAAAAGAATTTACCAAATTAAAGGCGGATGGTTCAGGTTTTGAAATTTTACCTGGTGCAAAACGTAGGTTAAGAGAAGTTGCGCAAGCGATGGGTATGAGTGCCACTGAATTAGCAAATATGTCAATTAAAAGTGCTGATTTGGACATGAAGATGAGTAAAATTAAATTCCCAAGTTTAGCTTCATCTGAAGAGGATAAATTGTTAATTGCTAATATGGCCCAAATGAAAGGTGGTGAGGCGGTACTTCAGATTAGAAATGACAAAACAGGTGAAATGGATGACATTAATGTTAAAGATTTAACGGCAGATCAAATTACAAAATTAAAAGAACAACAATCAAATGAAAATAAAACAATTGAAGAAATTGCTTTAGATCAATTAACTGCTTTAGAAAAAATTAACACTTCGTTAAATGCGGGTAAATCGTCAGTAAATCTTGGCAAGGCATCAACACCAACAATGGATAGGTTTTATAATGTTATTAATAACGCCGGAGCAATAACCGCAACAAATTTAACTAAAGGTATTACAACTGAAAATGTTAGGGGAGCGGCATCTTCAGTTCTTACTCCTTTAGAAGAACAAGTGGTTAAATTCTTTCAAGGTGATGCTACTTGGGCATCAGTTGCGGCAACTTTAGTTGGGGTTAAAGACAGTCTTTTAAAGATTGGTGGTGATCTTACTAAAGGTGGGTCAAATGTTTTACTTAAAACAAGTACGGATGTAATTAATATGTTTACTAAAGAATATTCTTCGGCTGGTGTAAACCCAACTCAAATAACATTTGATCCAAATAATCCATTTTTAACACAGATGACATCATTTGTTGAACAATTAAGAACAGGTGGAGTTAAGGAAACAAAATCTACCTCTGATGTTAATCTTAATATTAAAGTAGATGGTTCAAGTACGTTACCAAACGGACTAAGTGCGGAACAATTTACTCCCTTCTTTGAAAAATATTTAAATGACCCGGCTAATAAGTCTAAAGTAAAAGAAATATTAGGTTCTAATAATTCAGGACTTCTTACAAATCCATAATAGAAAATTCTTAAAATTATGTTTTCTATAAAAAAGATCTCAAGGTATTTATTAATAAAAAAGTATGTCGGATAGTACATTATCGTTTGCGTCCTCGTCAAATTTTAGGGATATATTATTAGCCCGTAATTTACAACCA